TCATAACCATGGTACATACCTATTGCCGCAACGAATTCGTTGAGACCACGCCTGCTATTGGCAGCAACCAAAAGGTTTTGGCAATAAAACTGTCTTCGCGCCTAAATCCTTGCGCTTCCGCCAGCACCGGAGGCGTTCCAATAACAAAAATGTTACTTGGCAGTACACACCGTTTCAGTTGAATCCCCGCCAGATGGGGCTATTGGCAAGACAGACCGTTTCAGTTGTATCGGGGCCAGAGACGTTTGCCAATGTTGGAACGCTTTGGGTTTGGGGATTATATCTGCGATCCCCCGGGCGGCGGCGGGAATACAGGGGTGCCAAATCATGAGACATGAACGTGAACAAACCCGTGCACAGCGTTACCAACATATTTTATTAACACATTCATAACCCATACAGGAACATAACAGAGAAATACATGCGAAGTAAATAGATAATGGAGTGGTGTACCCTGGACTGACCAAGTGATTATAAGATGACACATGGACCGTCGAGGACACCGCACCACAATACCAGCAATTCGTTTAAGCCTTCCGGCGGCGCTTAGTAGGCCGCCTGTAGGTAGTAAGGGCAGTAGACTGCGTGGACACCCGCTTATTTGATGATGACTGAGTGATACCAGTTTGAAACAAAAACTTCCTGCCAAGGGGAGTCTGGTCCAATTGCTCTGTCATACGATCCCGTAGATCAACCTCCCAAAACTTAAGATCTTTGTATGGGTCAGTGGAGGTATCATCTGCATCCTTAGAGGGACATTTAGTTGCAATGGACAGTATGTACCTATAATGATCCTCCAGTACAGAATTGGGAGGTGAAGTGACAGCTAAATGCCAGTCTTCAATAATGGATGGATCCATTGTGTGTATGTAAGCCAAATTCTCAGGGGTAAGGTCTACCTTACACAGCTGTAGAATAAAGGCAAGCTGAAACTCCTCGGTGTGCCTTAAAAACTCAAAAAACTTAGAATTGTTATATGAAGAAGCATCCCCCTCAGGAACACTGATGGTAAAGTTAGTTCCCCTGGTAGTGTCAACCAATGTTACAAAGGCCTCGTTGTGCCACAGTATGCCATTGTTATGGCCCTGGGATCTCTGCAGCCAAAAGGGCCTGTTAAACAGCTGCTGCTCAGTAGCTACCAGGGAGCCGCTGGGTGTCATGAAATACCTATCAGTGCGCTGCAAGGAATTTAATTTCTCACCTTCTACAGAGGAGTCTATGTACAGAGAAGTGGGAAATTGCTCAGCATCCATCTTGCCCGCGTGTTGCATTATATGCCTAGCATACAGAGCTTCACGCCGCACATAGAAAAACATGTGGTCTCCATATAGTTCTTCTATCATTTGCAGGTAGTCAGGATATTTGCAGATAGAATCCACAATATCTAATGGGGCATCGGATTTGTTTCTCTGCAGTGTAGAAAAATTCAAGTTTCCCAGGCCTATGTCACTCATGTCTGCATCCTCAATGTATGAGGACTTAAGCTCTAGAGCAGGACATTTGTCATCTGCTTTGGTCAGTGGAGGGTTTTCACATGTTGCAGCAACGTCCCAGTACTCACCCTTTGCAGGTTTAGCACCTACTATCAGCAGCTGTGTTTGCTTAGGGTCAAATGCAATGCTCAACCTTGAGTCTGAACCTTGGTCAGTAATGTTATTTTTGTTTATACCATTGTAGGGATTTTCAGCATCATCAAACTTATTAAAAAAAGGGTTCCCTGTTACACCAATACCTAAGGGCTGTCCCCTAGAAACCTCAATCCCACGAATACCCCAGACCAGACGCTCCTTGTCAGGGTTAAAAAGGGACTTATCACAAAATGCAAAGGTATTGGGATTTGGGAAACGGACACGGAAGGCCCTGAACTGATTAGAGGAAACTTTAGGGACCACCTCTTTGCCATCCGCATTAGTAATATTGTAAAATGGATGTCCAACAGTAAGCAAACGGTCAGTGGCAGCATGGAGGAAAGTACTGGTGCGTCTCACGTATTCCTCTGTGTTCAATGTCCGTTGTATAGGTTGAGGGGGTAAGTAAAATCTATTTGGGCCTGGAAGCCACACGGCCATCTGAAAAATAAACACGTTTGCGTTTTTTACGTTTCCTGCGCAACAGGCTAGGATGTATATCATAATCCATACTTCCACTATACAAGTCAACAACAATGTAGGGCACATCGCTGGGCTGTGCAGGCACGAGTGGGGTGGTGGCTGTTGTGCTAGTAGGATAGACAATGTGAGTGCCATCATCGCTAAAAATAAATACTGAAGGCCTGTCATCCCCGCCTGCACGTATAGGTATAGTCATAATATCAACCACCTCATCATTGCCAGTGGAAAATACCAACTGCAGGTCTCTGCCCTCCTGGTCTTCTTCACCATCCGCAGTTAATAAATCTATTTCCTGCAATTCATTTTCAATGTTGTCCCCCAAAGCGGTTAGTCCTATGTCTTGCTCAATAGAAGGCGTAGGGTCTCCTCTCACAATAGTCCCCTCACCGGATTGCTCACCCAGTACATCTAGTTCAATTGCATCAATTGGCTCAATAGCCTGGCCGATTGGACTAATGTCCTGGAAAAAATGAGCAGCGGAGCCTACCTGAACACCAGAGCGCGTGGATATAGTACCCCGACGTTGCCCCAGGCGACTAACACGAAGGCCAGTAGTGCGCCTCTGGTAATAAGGTCTACTGAGGCGACGCACGTCCCGCAGGTCTGTGTCACTACGTAGTGCCTGCTGCAGATCATCCTCAAACGTGAGAGTAATGTCTGCATCAAACACTGGATTCTCTAAAGAGACAAGTACTGCAGCGCTGTCTAAAAATTCAGGGTCGGTAACTCGCACTTGCTGATACTGTCTGCCATAGGGCCTAATAGGTAATCGCTCCTGTATAGGCACACGTTCAGGAGTGCTGGTCACAAAGGCAGTCTCCTCCTCGCCAGGGGCAAGTATTGTTGTGTCAATTGTGTCCCCCCGGGATATATCTAGCAAAGGTATCAGTTCAGCATTGTCACCTACGGATGTGCCACCGCTTTCAGCTCCTACAATAATGTTGTCCGTTGATGAGGTTTCTCCACTAATGTCAGTGGACACCTCCACCTCAAACGTTGGATTGTTGTATTGTGTGCGGGTAACAACCGAGGGACCGGGGTCATTCACACTAGGGAGTTCAATTATCTGAATGTCAACCCCTCCCCCACTAACATCATATTGGCTAGGAATGGTTGTGATTTCTGTGTTGCCATTGTCAAATGGTGCAGCGTCTGTAGGGAAACGCTGCTCATGCAAAATGTTTGGGCGTTCAGGAGGCCTTATAATAAAAGGCTCTTCCAGCACTGACGGCCGAAAGGGATCTGTAGGCCTTGGCACACGGGGTGCCATGGGAAGCAGAGGTATTTCCTCTGCCAGTGAAGGCCCCCCTGATTCAATTGGCAAAATATCCCGGGGACCAATTGCACCACTGGATATGGACGGGCGTCCCCCAACTGCCCCAGCCCCAAGCACTGTGCCACCGCCACCACGTCCTGTGCCAATGCCCAGACCGCCAAAGAAAACCCCTACACTCCCATACTTTAATATACTATCAGCAGGTGTAGTTTGCTCATAGCGTTTAATAACATCGGGTGGACAATCGCCCCCCGTTGCTTTGCATGTCTTATACAGTTGTTCAGGATTAGCGCGTTTAACCCTTTGCCTAGCAAGCATTGTTTAATGATACACAGGTCACAGCTTTTCTGCGTGTGCGCGAAACAGCCCAATGTTTTTAGGAATCTTGACAGATTTGAGGAACTTTTCTCTTTTTGTTTCATTAGAGAAAGCACAAAAAAAGCGCCCCGACCCACACCGTTCTGTCCCGTCAGACTCCGTCCATGTGAAAGTAGTCCCCAGATACATTATGTCACCGCTATACTTGTTTTTCCATTTGTACCTTAAGCACCGCAGGCTATTCACTGGACCTTTGGCGCCAACTAGATAGTGTCCTTCTGCTGGAGCAACACCCGCAGTTTTCTTTCGAAGTGCTCTATGTCTGACTCGATGTCCTTCGTCAGACTCTCCAGAAGTGAAGTCAGACGATCCTCCGTTTCCTCTAGAAACAGGCGACGCCGCGGTCCTGCGTTGGGCCTTCGGGGAGGATCTGCGTCCGTAAGCTCCTCGTCTTCGCTTAGGGGCTGGGGCGACCGGCTCCCCCGTTTCCTCGTTTCTGCGTCGTCTCGACCCCTGCGGTCGTAGTACCTTTGGGGTTCTCTCCCTCGTGGAGGAGCTGTCGGTAACAGTTACAGGTTCAGGTACATTTACCAGGGCGCTGCCTAGCCGGTAGGTGACAGTGCCTGTCTCGCTAAAGTTCTCCGCTTCCATGTCAAATCTCACATAGTACATTTTAACAGACTCGTGGTCAATGTAGTATATACCAGTGTCATCAATGCCACCTCTAGCTTTATACCATTCATCTGTTGGTGTAATATAATAAACCCATTTCCACAATACAACTTCTGTAAGGTTTTCGGGATCATTGTCAAACATTAGGGTAACTGGCTGCCCTAATTTCTTAAATGTCCGAGACGGTTCAGCCAAGTACCGTTCCTTGGTGGTTTCTTGCAATGACCAGCCCTCGGCCGCATAGGGACTGGCCTTTAGTGATTCTAGCTTTATCTGCATTTCTATTGCGAATTTGGCATTGGCTTCCGATACCGTCATTGCCGGCACCGCTCTGCCGCCGACCCTTGCGTGTCCTTCCTGTCTGAGTACATACCAGATTGCATTTTCCCTCCTTAGCAGATTCCATAGCCTTATATGATCCTCTAGGTCAACACTATCTTTCTCATATAGTGTCAGTATCTGCTCTTGTATATAGTCTAATCGTTCCAGGAGTCTCTCCATCTGACTCATCCTCAGGGTCTTTTAGATTTAGGTGACGCCAAAATTTCCTAAAAAAAGAGTTCCATGTATAACCATCAATGTAATATAACGGTTGCCCATTTCCTTTAAGAGGAAATGGCTTGTTAAAGTACACATACATTGTTCTGGTTTGCAGATATTTGAATTCATCTAATCGCATAATGTCCTCATTTGTGGTTATTATTAATGGTGGTGCTCTAGTTTGCATTGGGTTTCTGTGTTTTGCATCAATGGAAATCTCATATCCATCTAGCAGTGCCCTCATGTTTTGGTCCGCGTACCTCCAAAACGTGAGGGTCGCATCGTCTATTAGACAGCACCGTGCCCCACGTAATGGTGATAACCAAAAATGTGACCCATTGCTGACAAAGCTCAGCACGTGTCCATCCAAAAATTTGTTAAGACCATTGGCAAAATATGATTTGCCTGTGTCCGACGGTCCACATAATACAAGTGTTGATTTCTTTGGTCTATGGTGTAGGAAATTGTGCATTTTACACATGAAGGGCAGGAATTCCTGACCTTGATACCTCAGAAAATGCACAATTCCCCGCCAGCTGTTTTCATCAGCTTCCCCATGGTCCAGACACCGCTTATTCACATACTGTGAAATAGACATTTTTGCGACCAGCGCTGTCTTGTAGTGTCTAACCATTATGCTACAATTCTTCACTATCATTGGCTGATTATTCTGCTTTAAAAAAGCCCGCGCATTGCCATCACTTTCAGCAAGCAAAGCATACTCTAAAGCTAACATATGTTCATCTTGCAGATCGTTGTCCAGTGCCCACTGTACCATACGTGATAATTCAAAGGTGTCTGTCTGCTGATTAGACACCACGCACTGGTTTACAATTATTTCTGGCATTGCGCCATGTTTTATACCCCCTGTACCCATAAATCTATGATAGAAGAATAAAGCAGCAGGCATGTTTCGTGTCCTTGGCGGATTAGCTAGCATTCTATTTTCATTATAATGGAAATTGGCTGTGAACCAATTGTACACTGTAGTCCTAGATTTCTGCACGTTGTATTCCAGGAAGAACAGTATAATGCCATCATTGTTGTCAATGTATAAAAATTGGCATTGTTGTCGCAGCAAAACCTCCATAGCACTTATCTCACTATCAAAAGCTAAATAGTAGGCGGCCACAACCCAATGCTGTGATGTTGTTTTGTCGCTTTTGAATGGCCTGGTTATATCTGTAAAGCTAACCCCGTACACAGCTTTAAATTTGCTATACATATGCGTACAGCGCTGGCGGCTTTGGAACAGTGGCTCTAGATCTATATCTGAGGGTTTAGGCAGCCGGATGTCTGGCCCTGGAGCTGATGGCGTACTAGATAGCTGGGAGACTTCCACTGCGCTGCTGTCTATGCCACTGTCATCGTGGAACAGAGATTTGCGAGCCTTTTTCCCACGGTTTTCTTCCAGGGAAACACCCGCCAGACGCGGGCTTAGTTCTGCCACATCCCTATGCAAGGGACTCAGGATAAACTTTCGTTTTAGGCTCTGGATCTCTCCCTCGTATTCCTCGACAGTTTGGGCATGAAACAGCGACAAGGAATTTCCCTGATGCACAGAAGCATCATCCACAAGGTCTTCCACCAAGCTATCCTCCATACTTTCCTCATCGTCCCCGCCATCGCTACATTCAGCCTCAAATAATATATAGCTACAACGCGCCTCAGAATGATCAGATGCCACTGTACCTTCATTCTCTTTGTTTTCATTGCCATTGCCGGTGTCTGAGACCCTGGACGCCATTCTGCTCGACACAGGCGTGACAAGCGAGGTCAAGGTGACTGTTGACCAGGAGTGCCTGTAGATTCCGTATCCCAGTGTTGCTTGCTACGCATACAAATCGTATGATAGCCTGGCAAAATGGACACTGACTCTCTACCAGGTATAATGTTCTCCTGGGTGTGGGGACTTGCTGCACCTGTTCCCGCTCCTCCTCCTCGCTCTCACCCTCATCATCAGAATGCTCCCCTGAATGCACTGCAGCATTCTCAGGTACCTCCCCCTGCTGAACAAGCACAATTTCTTGCAGGTCAACACTATTCCCTCTCATTATTACAGGGTATAGCAATTTACGCACGATTACAGCAATACAATACAGCAAACAGTATATTAGTCTCACAGCTAATACAGTCCTACCATACATCGAACACAAGTTCCCCTCCAGATCCCGCCAATTCTATGCACAGACAAGTCTTCCCGCAATATGTAATCCTTTTCCACAGATTGTAGAAGAGCTAGGCACCTCACACACCTCACCTCAAGGTCGCTGAGGCTCTGTCCTATAAAGTGCGGCAGACGGCTGGCTGCACAAGACACTTCGTGCCGTGCAGTGAACTCCAGCCTTGCAAGCACTCTAGTACACTGAGAACAAATACCCGTTGGCCCCCCTTCTCCCCAGGATAAGTACAGACAGCTCTGGTCGAAAGCGTAAATATCCAATACGCTAAGGATCTTATAGCAATAATGGCAGCAGAGCTGTATGCATGGATAAGTTATCTGCTGCGCCAAACACAACTCCCGTATGGTATGTGGCTTCTGCGTCTCGCAACAGCTTGCAGGCCCGACGGATCCCACACCGCTTGTTGATGCCATCTGTGGTGTACCAATCCGTTCCTCTATCTTATATACTGTGTGTGTGTTTTGTAACGAATTCGTTACAAGAAATAACACGAAAGGGCGATGATTATGATTGT